ATGGGACCCCTGCTCAAAACCGAACATATTGTTCAAAAGAAGGAGGAAGTGATTTTTTTGAATGTGGAGATATAAAAGTTGTGGGACAGGGGGCAAGGAACGACTTAACTGAAGCTTGTGGAAAAATTAAAAATAAGCGATCATTAAACGTAATAGCAGATGAACATCCCGAAGCTTGGGTACGCTACCATAGAGGCTTTACAAGCTTATATAATATCTTGGATGAACAACCCAATGAAAGAGAAATGGATGTCGTTCTGTTTTTTGGAGATGCCGGCACTGGTAAATCTACCAAAGCTAGAATGTATTCTAAACTCTATGGAGAGAGTTATACATTGGGGGTACCAAGTGGAGGATCTCTCTGGTTTGATGGTTATAACGGTGAAGATACTTTACTCATAGATGAATTTAAAGGATGGATACAACCAACATATTTAAACCAGCTTCTGGATAAATATAAAATGAAGTTACCAATTAAAGGAGCATTTGTAAACGCAAAGTTTACTCATGTATTTATAACTTCAAATTTCCCGCCAGAAGAATGGTGGAGCGAAAAAGTAATATGGAATAGAGATTCATTATATAGACGGATAACGGCTATATACGAATTTCGTGGAACCAATCACGTGGATTGTGTAATTAAAAAATTAAAATAAAATTCCATTAATAAAACTGGATTCAGACAGTGAAAGTGATAGTTATACAACTACCGTAGATGATGAGTACTGGCAAGAGGACAGCAAAAACGAGAGCTCAACAGAGGAGGGTTACAAAGCCATTTCGGGCTCCCCGAAGAAGACAAATGGGAGTCATTCCAGGTCTTCTGAGACAGACAGCGAGTGAGAAGAAAGTAATATTTAGTGGAGATACAGATCCTATAAATCAACCTTTAAATATGAATACAACCGCCGTCTTGTATTGTCCTAATTTAATACAAGTGGGATCATCAATGTTTAATAGAATTGGAAGAAAAATAGAAATGAGATCAATAAGATTGGTGGCTAATATAAATACTCTTAATACTACGCGAACAACATTGACTCCAGATGCTGGAAGAATTATGGTGGTTTATGATAGACAGACTAATGGGGCATTTCCTGCGATAGCAGATATATTGCAAGACACAGATCAAGCAGGAGCAAATCTAACAGAGTCTGTGAGTGGTATAAATATGAACAATAGAGAACGTTTTGTTACATTGATTGATAAGAAGTTTACAATACCACAAGCAACACTAACGGCGGGAGTGTTGACAAATGTGTTTCCAAATGATTGTGCTGTACCTGTGAAGATAGATGAATTTAGAAAACTGAGAGGATTAACAACACATTTTAAAGCGGATTCAAACCCAGCAGTAATTGGTGATATAGCTACTGGGGCATTATATATATTATCGCTTGCACAAACTCAGGCAGCAGGAACAGAATTATTTAATTATAGATGGAATTGTAGACTAAAATATGTGGATGTATAAATAAAAAGCGAACTTTAGTTCGCAAATGTATAATAACTACAAGTATAATATTATATGCTCTGACAACTACTATGAACTGTCGAGCGGGGGGTCCGTGCCCCCCCCGAGACCAAGTGAACCCTGACAACAAGCCCTTCATTAAGTTGTGCTTACAACTACTGGTATTGAACCAGACGACCTTCCGACCTTGCGAAGCTTGGGAGGTTGGGAGGAATGTAACAAGAATATTCAAACTCGGAATAGCTCCGAGAAAGTTCTGAGAATATTCCAGAACGGAAAAAATAAATGGGTACTTAAAAAACATTAAGGTGCGGGACCTATATTACCCCGCACCTTGGATACGTGGACATCGGATAGAAATGGCACGAGTTGGATACTGTTTTACATGGAATAATTATACGGAGGATGGTATCGCTAATCTTAAGGGATGGCTTAACGAACAAAGTAAGTATGCCTGTTTCCAGAAAGAGGTGGCTCCTACTACTGGAACACAGCATTTACAGGGATACATTAATCTTAAGAAGAAGGCTACTATGATTACGATACAAAAAAAGCTCGGTGAGCTCGGAATCCAACTGACGTTGATAAACGCGAATGGGACCCCTGCTCAAAACCGAACATATTGTTCAAAAGAAGGAGGAAGTGATTTTTTTGAATGTGGAGATATAAAAGTTGTGGGACAGGGGGCAAGGAACGACTTAACTGAAGCTTGTGGAA